ATAACAATATTAATAATCATGGAATTTATCCTTCTGGCAAAAATCTTATCACCAAAGCTCTTCTTCAACTTAACGGCAATGACCGTTTTGCCGAACGTGATGGCTCATATTTCAATTATGTCCAACCTTATCAACATCACACCAATATTCCCTCAAACAAAGGCATCAATGTATATTCATTCGCCCTTAAGCCCGAGGAACACCAACCTTCTGGCACCCTTAACATGTCTCGCATTGATACCGCTCAACTATCTATGTCCGCACTTGCTGATGGAGACGCTAAAATCTTCGCTGTCAATTACAATGTCCTCCGTATCATGTCTGGTATGGGTGGTCTTGCTTACAGCAACTAAATATAAAATAATGCAAAACTTCGTAACATATAAAATATAAAAATAATATAATACATTTTTTTTCTCCTGTTATAGTATAAAGAATATAACATAAATGGGTGGTGGTCTTCTTCAACTGGTCGCTTATGGCGCACAAGATGTTTACTTAACTGGTAATCCTCAAATTACCTTTTTCAAGGCCGTTTATCGCCGTCACACTAACTTCGCTATTGAAGCTATCCAACAAACATTCAACGGTACTCCCGGCTATGGTCAGCGTGTAACCAGTACTATTGCCAGAAATGGTGATTTAATCCACCGTGTATATCTATCTGTTGATTTAACTCCCACTGATGATCTAGCCAAATATTTTGGTCTTCGTCTTATTAATTTTGTAGAGATTGAAATCGGTGGTCAAAAGATTGACAAACATTATTCTCACTGGATGTATATCTGGAACGAACTTTCTCTTCCTAAATCTAAGAGAGAAGGATACAATGACATGGTTGGGGCATATGGCGGTAAAAAAATGAATAACAAATTATATATTCCCCTTGAATTCTGGTTCTGCCGCAATGTTGGTCTTGCCCTTCCTCTTATCGCTCTTCAATACCACGAAGTCAAGATTAATCTTTCATTTGAATCTGCTGCTAACTGTGGTGCTGCACCAACTGCTTCTTTCGGTGCCTCTCTCTGGGTTGACTACATCTTCCTTGACACCGATGAACGCAGACGTTTCGCTCAACTTTCCCACGAATACCTCATTGAACAACTTCAATTCACTGGCCAAGAAGCCGTCAGCAACAGATATATCAAACCAAAACTCAATTTCAATCATCCTTGCAAAGAACTCGTATGGGTAGTTACTAAATCTGGACGTACTGATGAAGCCCAAAATTGGATGAACTATACTCTTGGAACTGAACTTGTTGATGACGATGTTACTTCAGATGCTCTTGCTACTAAACTTTCTACATCTGCCATTGGAAATGGAATCAATCCTATTGGAAATGCTAAACTTGTACTTAATGGCAATGACCGTTTTGCTCAACGTGATGGACTTTATTTCAACACAGTACAACCATTCCAACATCACGAAAATGTTCCTGCGAATGCCGGTATCAATGTATATTCCTTTGCACTCAAACCCGAAGAGCACCAGCCATCAGGTACTCTCAATATGTCCCGTATTGACACTGCCGTTCTTAACATCAATATGAATGATGATATTGCTGCTGGTGACCTTTCCAAATATAATCTCAATATCTATGCCGTAAATTACAATGTTCTCCGCATCATGTCTGGAATGGGTGGTATCGCTTACAGTAACTAAATTAAATATAGTATTACAGCAATACGTTTATAAAAATAATTTCATTTTTTTTCTCCTATTATAGTATAAAGAATATAACATAAATGGGTGGTGGTCTTCTTCAACTGGTCGCTTATGGCGCACAAGATGTTTACTTAACCGGTAATCCTCAGATTACCTTTTTCAAGGTTGTATACCGTCGCCACACTAACTTCGCTATGGAATCCATCGAACAATCTTTCAATGGCAATAACAACTTCGGTTCATCCGTAAGTGTCCTCATCACTCGCAATGGTGATTTAATCAACCGCATCTATTTCAATGGCAAAATCAAAAACAAAGCTACTGCTATAAGTGCTATTAATGGTGTTCTAACGTCAGTAGATGTAACAGGTACACCGAGTGGTTATACAAATAATACTCAGATATCTATAACAGGTGGTACTACTGCCGCAAAAGGAACAGTAAATGTTGCTGATAGCACAGTTACTGTAACTATTACAGAGGGAGGTTCTGGTTTTACTACATCAAGTACTTTAATTGTCACTCCCGTTATTGCGATTGAAGATGAGTCAACACGCTCTCTTAGTTTGACTGTGAATGCTGTTAATGATATTGATGCCGTCCCTAATAATATTGACCTAGTTCCCTATTTCGGACAGAGATTACTCAAGACCATTGAGCTTGAAATCGGTGGCCAGAGAATTGATAAGCATTATTCAGAATGGCTCTATGTCTGGAACGAACTTTCCATGACCGCTGGCAAGAAAGCTGGTTACCACGCCATGGTAGGTGGAAACTCCACCAATTCTGCTGTTTCCTTAGCTGCTCAAAAATCATATGAGGTATATGTTCCACTTGAATTCTGGTTCTGTCGCAACGTTGGTCTTGCCCTTCCTCTTATCGCTCTTCAATATCACGAAGTTAAACTCAACATGACATATGCCAGCAAAAATGAAATGGTCGTTAATAATGACCATGCTGCACACCTTGAATTACACGATGTTGGTCTATGGGTTGATTACATCTTCCTTGATACCGATGAACGCAGACGTTTCGCTCAACTTTCCCACGAATATCTCATTGAACAACTTCAATTCAATGGTGCCGATAGCATTGATGCTTCAAGCACTGGTGCAATGAAGAGTGTTCGTATGACTTTTAACCATCCTTGCAAAGAACTTATCTGGTTCGTGCATCCCGAGAAGACCGATGATGATACAATTCCTCACTGGAATAACTTCTCTAAATCAACTAATAACACTTACTCTGATGCTACTAATCCTGTCGCCATGGCTAAAATTCAACTTAATGGCAATGACCGTTTCGCTGAACGCGAGGGAACTTATTTCTCATCTGTACAACCTTATCAACATCACGAATGTACTCCTGACAAATACCACCCTGGTATCAATGTTTATTCCTTTGCACTCAAACCCGAGGAACACCAACCTTCTGGCACCCTCAATATGTCCCGTATTGACACCGCCATACTTTCAATGTCATCCACTATAGCTGGTAATGTATCTGTCTTCTCAGTCAACTACAATGTCCTCCGTATTCTATCGGGTATGGGTGGTCTTGCTTACAGCAATTAAATCAATTAAAACCAACCAATTATTTTTACAAAATGCAAATTTTATATTCCTATATTGCAGATACCAATATTCTAAATAAAGTAACAATTTCATATAATCGTCTTAATTATGAATCATATCATATTAAAAGAGTTACATAGAAATGCGTTGATATCTAAATTATCAGCATTATCACCAAATGATATAAAATCAATAAACGACACAAATGATACATTTAGTGATATTATCAAACTAATCGTCAATAATGACATGTGTTACATCCAAAACGAACACTTGAAATGTTACATATTTGGTTATAGTAACATAATTTACATAGGAATTCATTCTACAATGGATTATAATGCGAAAAATAAATTAACACAATTCAAAGATAATATGTATATTCACACTGGTATATATAATGCATTTATTTCGATTGAAGAAAAATTGAATTATTATATATTAAATCTGGATAAAAATCATAATATAAAAAAAATATTTGTATCAGGCTATGGTGTAGCAGGTGCGATTGCAACTGTTGTTAGTGGAACACTTGCAGAAAAATATAGAAATATGTATATAGTTTCGTGTTATACTTTTGGGTCACCACCAGTTGGTAATAAAAGTTTTCGTAAATGGTTTGTCAGAAATGTAAGTTGTAATTACAGAGTTGTAATAGATGATGATAACAATAATATCAATAATATCAATAATATTTGTTACATGAAATATTATCATGTATCAGATGAACTTAAATTGACGATGGACAATATTGTTAATGCAGCATATATTGATATGTCATTCTTCAAAAAACTAAAATATTCATTATCTGGTAAAAAATTTATTTTCAATACACATACACCTATCGAAAAATACATTGAATATTTAAAAACAATACTTTTTATGTATAAATCAAACATATACAGAATAAATGAATCATCACATTTGCATATAAATAAAGAAGAAAATGCAAAACAGCAACAATATATGTCAAAATTTCCTCTAAAATCAAGCGATTCTTTCAAAAGTACATCAGAATCATTATCTTCATCTCCAATATTTACTTCAATCAAATCTCCAAAAACAACTCAAAAAATTTCTCCTAATAAATCTTCTTCAAATAGACCTTCTCCGCATCGTTTTCCTAATGGAAATGTATATACACAACAAGGACCATTGACCGACGAATTTGTCACTATGATTATCCAAAAATTAGATAATGCAAACTATACTTTATCAAAATATTTAGAACAAAATATTAGGAGAACATCAAGTGCGAAAGATTTATCTACAAGTACGACTTCGCCATCGTCTGTAACAAATTGCGCAAATTTAGTATTAGATGATGTAATAAAGTAATAAAGTAATGAAACTATAACGCAAGTATAAATCAATGAAGACAATTTTGATATATAATTATGGTGCATATAATGCAAATTAAAATTGCATTGAATTTTACATAATTATTAATATATTGTGCTCTATCCAGTACAAACAATATATATTGATGAGAATGACCAATACATTTCACATCCAAATTTTTATCATATACGTGTTGATTATAATAATGAAAACATGTTGATTTTTCATCAAAAGGTTGTATATTTTTCAATAAATATCGATTGACATATTCATTGACAAAGTAATAATTCTTCATACATAATATGAAAATCATCAAAAACAAGAAATATTTCAAATTCATCATCATATATTATGCTATGCTATTATGCTATGCTATTTATCATATAACAGTTGTATCATTTTTATCATTTTTTTATTTTTGAAGAGAATGCAAACTCTCAACAATTTCAGTATAATTTGAACCAACAATACGTGAATATTCGCGTCCAGAACTAATGATAACAATAGTTGGAAGAGATGTAATATTCAATAATTTGCTAAGTTCTTCATTTTTATCTACATCAACCTTATAAAATCCAATATTTTTATATCTATCATCATTCGCTAGCAATTCAAGTTTTGGTTTCAAAGTTTTGCAAGGACCACACCATCTTGCAGTAAAACATATTAATGTGTAGATTTGGCTTGACAATGCATTATTCCAATCTTCAATATCCTCTATTTCTTGCATTATTATATAATATAATAATATAAAAATTACGAAATATTTTTGTGTTTGAAATACAATTAAAGATATATGATATAAATATTAGAATATATAAATATCAATCAATGTATTATTTATGGTCACTGTTTATAAGTGCTGTATTGTTTTCTTTAATACAATTAAACGAATATAATAAAGTTATAGATAAAAGAAGATATAATCCTTTAACATTTGCAAATTTGGGTACATTTATTGTCATATATATGATAATTACAATAGCAATGTATATGATAACAGGAAAAACAGATATTAAAACAACATTTATGAACATGAAAGGTGGTACAGATAAAATAAAATCAACATCTGTGGATCCTCATATGTTGAGAAAGATATCAGATAATGTATATACTGGATTTAGTCCAAATACGAAAAGCGATATATAATATATAATAAAAAAATAGATATAAAATAGTGTTATATATTTATCATTAAATGAAATTGGAATTAAAAAAGTTTGACCCCTCTAAAATAGCATCAGATTCTGTAGTAGTTTTCATTGGAAAACGTAATACAGGCAAATCATATTGTATGAAAGATATATTGAATCATAATAAAGACATACCTGTTGGAGTTGTCATCAGTCCTACTGAAAGAGCAAATGGATATTTTGAAAAATTCATACCAAAGATGCTTATATATGATGAATGTGAAGAAGATACTATTAAAAAATTTCTTGATAGACAAATAAAAATATCAACAGAAAAAAAAAGAGATTTAAAAAAATATGGTACAACTCAAATTGACCCTCGTTCATTTCTCATTTTAGATGATTGTCTTTATGATAAAAGATGGGTTAATAATATTAATATTCGTTCTATTTTTATGAATGGACGTCATTACAATATTTTCTTCTTAATAACAATGCAACATGCACTTGGATTACCACCTGTCTTAAGAAACAATATAGATTACATATTTATTTTCAGGAATAATATATTAAAAGAACGTCAAAAAATATTTGACAATTATGCTGGAATGTTTCCATCGTTTGAGGCATTTAATCAAGTTATGAATCAAACGACAGAAAACTTTGAATGTCTTGTGATAGATAATAAAATACAAAGCAATAAGTTGGAAGACCAAGTATTTTGGTATAAAGCTAATAGCGCAAATTTCAAAATGTGTAGTCCTGAACTATGGGAATTACAACATTTAGAAGAACAACGTCAAGATATGAATGAAGGTAATGATGACGACCCTGATGATGAACCATTTGATTCAGGTGTATTTACTAAAAAGAAAAACACAAATGTTATTAAGGTTAAAAAAACAACATCAAATAAATATCACTAACACTAAACAATGTCGTACATACTAATATGACAGAATTCATTATCATTTGATTTACAATCATCCATATTGTTATCATTCTGATAATCAATAACTACATGACTACATTCGCTACTATCGTCATCGTTTTCATTAATGTTATTAATTTCATCAATTTCATTGATAACATTAATTTCATTGAGAACAAGATTTGATTCAATATCATTTATGAACTCAACTTTTTTATGTGACCTTTTTTTAGCCGTGTTGTATTTTTGATTTATTTCTTTTTTTGACATAAAAATATAATCATCGTCGTCGTATTTGTTTTCCAAGATTATTTTTCTCAATCTCATATACTTTTCTGTATATCCACTTTGGGAAAAATAATAATACATCGCATTCAGTTTGTCAAACATTAGCGACATTTATCATTGATATGTATATACCATATCATATATGTTTATATTCATTTTTTTATAAATAACACGCGCGTATTTATAAAAAATGACACATAATTATCATAATAATATGAAATAAAAATCAAAATGTTATTAGAAAAAATAAAATATGACGCAGATGAAAGCTATCAATTACATGAAAATACCATAAATAATTCGCGCTTAAAAGATGCAAGGAAGTTAAGTGAATATATACTTATCATTTATCAACAAACTGATTTATATGGTATATATTATCCTGATAATAATGCTCTTTGTATAGTTTATCAGTATATTCAAAATCTTTACATATCTTACTATAATCATTATGTTGTGAAGAAAAAACTAGAAATTATTGTAACTGAAGAACTTTTACAAGATTTCATAGATAATGGAAAATCTTTCAATTCATATAATCATAAATATATGCTAGACTCAGAACTCAATGTTCCATTTGATACATATATACACTATATATTTGAAAAATCAAAACCTCTTAAAAAATATAATTATTATACTACTGATTTATACGATGTCTATTCATATCTAGCTTATTTCTTAGAATTTGCCATATCAAGATACATAAATGAAATTTAATATCTTCAAAGGTCTAAAAGAAAACATGTTTTCTCTTTTTTTGTGGCAATTCATTTTTATGTTCATTAATGCTTACAACTTTGATTTCTGCCTTTTCTTCTTTTTCTTCTTTTTTTTGAGAAGATGATACATCTGTTTCACCATCATCACCATCGTCATTATCGTTACTATCATCACTATCGTTACTATCGTTACTATCGTTACTATCGTTACTATCGTTACTATCGTTACTATCGCTATTAGCATAGCTATTGTCTCCACTATTGTTATTCGCATCGCTATCGTCACTGTCATCGCTCTTGAATGCTCCTGTTTGAATTTCGTGTGATTTATTACTCAAATTATCATCATCAACATCTTCGTCCTGTGCAGAACCATCAATGCTCTTTTCATTATCATCTGACATTTCAGATTTTTCAGCATATTTGTCTGAATTTTTAATTTCTTCTTTATCTATTTCTTCATTATCTGATACATCAGACCTTTCAGAACCATCCGATACATTAGAACCATCTGATACATCAGAACCATCTGACACATCAGACCTATCAGACCTATCAGATATTACATTATTGGTAATAGCATCATTTATAACAGATGTATCTGATACTTTTACTTGATTATTAAGAGTGTCGCGATTATCATACACATTTTCAATAGGTTCAATATTATTATTGTAAGTATTGTAAGGTCTTTCAATTTGATAATCTTGGAATTCTTTTTCGCACATTTTACTGAATTCAGTAATATTATTATCACACAACTGTTCTTTTGTACAGGCGTCTTTTGGTGTATCTGATGGAGCATCGGACTGTGTATCGTGTGGTGTATCTTTAACAGTTTGCTTTTTCTTTTTTAATGATGACGATTGATTTGATGACATTGATTTTTCAATTATTTTGTTCAATTTCTCAATGACATCTTTTATATTGACATAATCAGAAATAGTTCTTGCTACTAATTTTCGTATTTCATGTTCTATAATATTCATGTTGTTTTGTATTTCAACTGGTTTGAGATTGGATTGAATAAAAAGATACGAATGTTTCCAAGCAAATTGCGAACAATATACAAAACATTTATGAATAAAATCATTAACTGAAGGTGTTTTAATAGATATGTTATTAATTTTTTTACTATAATCTGCAAATTTCAATTTGACACTTGAAATGATGGTAATTTTCAATATTTTATCGAGATAATCACATTGAGTTTTCTCAATAATCTGTTCAACTTCTTGCTGAATGATATGATTATTCCATTCTGGTATTTTATTCATTTCTTTTTGAAATTGACGAAGGCCTTTATTTTGACATTCAATATAAATATCATATAACCTTTCTGCAATAGGAACTGCCAGTAAATCTTGTAAAAAATTTACATATTCACGTTTTGTATCAACTAAACCTTTTGACATTTATACTATGTTATATTATACATATTACTTTATATATAGTATCATATTGTATATATCTAAGCAACTATATTGAGGATAGGATTTATATTTATATTATATTCATTATCTTTTAATGAATCCATAAGAGAACCATCCAATCTATTTTCATATGCATTATTCATATTTTGTTCTCTGGTTATTTCACATTCATTTATTTCAGGAGATGTTTGATATATGACTCCAACATTACCTGCTTCACGTGCGGCATAACTATCATCTACTAATTTATTGGTTTTCATACGCACATCATTCTTATCAATAGCAATATTCATATTACCTGGGTTGGGCGTATGTCCTGCTGCAATAAGTTGTGCCTCGCGCGTACCATCTATAATTGCATTTTCTTCAGCTTCTCTGCTAACTTGTCTAAATTCACCAGTTGATTTCGCAATACCAACACTTTCATTATCAACAGTGAATTGTTTATGAGAATTACGTAAATCAACTTCTTTTGTAGCATATCCACCAAGTATGCTGTTAAGTACGCCACCAATATAACCGAATTCGGCAGAACCTTTGATAGTTGTTTCTTTAACCGTTTTCTTGGCCATGTTTTCAGGATTATATGTAACAATTTTATAAGATTTCCCAGCAAAATTTCCTACAGTTTCAACAACAGGAAGTGTTTCTTTTGTAGTAGTCTTCGCTTTATCTTCATTTTTCATATAAGAAGTATTTACAGGTAGCGTAATGTTAAGATGGTCACTATCATGAATAAGAGTTTCTTTGACAGTTGTCTTTGCAACATCATGAGCAGCGGAATAAGTACCATCATGTCCTGTAAGATTGAGAATATCACTATCTTGTACAAGTGTTTCCTTAACAGTAGTTTTTGGTGTATCAGCAGGGTCTAAAACAGTTAATTTTTTAGGAATTTGTGCTACAGCATTTCCTCCAGCACGAGGAGCATCTACAGTATATTCTTTGAGTGTATATTTCAAAGCATCTACAACAGGACTTATCAAAGATTTCACAATACTTGTCACATTGGATACTGTAGTTTTTGTTTCAGTTTCTTGACGTTCATTATCATATACAATAATATTATTCCTTCCATGGTCATCTTCAAATGCCATTCCTTTTTGAAATTCCATCTTAGGAACACCGCTATATTCTCTCATAGTATCTTGTCGATGTGTATTTTTAACAGCAAGTTCTGCACGACTTCTGTCTTTCGTATAAGCCCCTGTTGTTCTGAAATAATCATCATGTGTTTTATCAAATGTGCGTTCTGGTTTATTCTTATTATAAGCAGTAACTATACCTCTTTGTTCAGTACCTTTAGGAGGGGCTTTAGTAGGTATTTCAAATATTGTATCTCTTTGATTAATTTTGGAGCGAAGTTCATCCATAGATCTTGGTCTCGCATAATCCAACGTGTTCGATTGTTGATATCCACCAATGCCTTTGCTTGTATATCCTTGATTCAAACCTGGACCAACATAGGTTTTTTCAAAAGGAGAAATATTGTTTTGAATACCTGTCATTCCAGCAACAGCACGTGATTTCATAAAGTCATTATAAGATTTAGAACCATTAATATTATGATATCCACTTGTTGGTTGATTGAAATTTTCAACCTCGCGTTTTCTTCTATACAATTTATCAACTCCAGTATTCATATCAAGTTTTTGTGTGAATTTCTCAACATTCGTATTCTGTGTCACATTACCTTTTATAAAAGGTTGCATATTGTTATGTTTAAATTGATTGATATTCATTTTCTCACCACTTAAAAGAGAAATATTATTATCATTATCATTTGCATTTTCGTTAAAATTACTAAACATTGAAGAATCTGCTGGCATTGGCACTACTCCAGTTTTATATGGTTTTCTTGCTTTTTTATACATTTCTTTGCCTCTTTGATATTCATCTTTCCGAACTGTATCCAAATACTTGGATTCATAAATATTCTTCATAGATGGTTTATCATTTGAGTATATGTCCATCATTGTTTCCTCTAATCATTAATGGATAAAAAATAGTAGATTAAAAATACTTATCAAAACATTCAAACAAATCATTCAGCATATTTACCGATGATTCTTTATTCGTTATTTCTTTTTCATTATTTTTTATATCAAATATATTATATATCTGATAGATTTTATTAAATTGTTCCAACACCTTTTTCACATTTTTATTCAATTCTTTATATTCTTCATGATTCAAATAATTGTATTTCTTGATATTCCTATATTCATCAATTTTTATAATATTTTTACTTTTTACAGAAAAACTCTTGTTACCAATATCATATACAATATTATTTTTTTTATTATATTTTTTAACACCGATATTATCAAAACATATATTTTGAAATCCGATGCGATATTTGAAAAACATTAAAAATAAAGTTAAAAGAATTTGCTTAAGTAACGCAATCATTTCCAGGTCATTACCGTGGAAATCGTTTATTGATATGAAATACGGTTTAATAATGACAGCAACTTCATTCATATCATCAGTTGGATATTCATTATCATTACACAAATAATGTATTATATCCATTTCATATTCAAAATAACAGTCATAATGTGTTAAATTGATATGTTTGTATTTTTTTGACCGAGTGTAATCATTTGCAAGTTTTAAAGAATCCCATGACCCGATTCTTAATACATGCCCATTATCGTTTTTGAAAACATTATTTAACAACATTTTGTTATGTTTAAAAAAACGTAAATCTTCATTATTCATCATTTCTCTCCATTTCCTATCATTGATAAAAATATGATATTCTAATTCATTACTACTATTATTACTACAGTATGATGTCTTTAATTTGCGAATATTCGGATAATTGTACATATGTCATGTGATGTTATATATGATATTATATATATTATACTTATATTACTTATTGGACAATGGTAGTATTTTATTTTTTACAGGTTTGATTATAATTAATGGAACCGATGGGATTGCCTGGTGCATAAAGATTTTGCGCGTTTCCTTGGTTCCATTTATTCATATTGTCACCAAGGTTTTCTGATTTATAATTTGGTAAGAAAGCAGCTTGGTCATCGGGGACTTCAATAATAGGAACATGATTATCTTTGGCGACCATTCTATAATTTACAGGAACTCTATCAAATTCTTCAATAGCTCTTAATTGAGGGTCTTGTGGTAACCATTCCCAACGATTTATACCAGTACCTTTGAGAGTGCTAGCAGGATTGGAAAGTCTTGTATCTTCACGAGGTGTAGAACATTGTCTTGGATTACTTGAACTATTAATATCGCAACCACCAGTTGCAGTATATTTTCCAGGAGAATAAGCATCCTTGTTACATTTGCTTGATTTATAGTTAATTCCAAGTAATTCACTTGAATCATCTATAGCAGATTTCATAGTACAAGTATTGGGACCATATTGTTGAAATCGTAAAGCAGGGTCGCTTGGTAAATTTTCGCAATGAGAACAATCATTATAAGGAGTATTCAATGTATATAATCCAGGACCAATAGTTCTTTTTAATTTCTCTGTGTAACTACAACTATCTTGAGTCAATCTTGTATCACTCGGTTGATTCATCGATTCTTCTATTAAAGTAATATATTTTTAATATCAACATTTATTATAATTCATTTTAGGAGGCAATGGTATGCTTCTATACATTATACTTTGACAAGATGGAAGGTGTTTCATATTAGTATCGATTGGTTCTGTTTTATCATTTTTAATAATACCATCGCCTGTTGGAACATATAGATTTCCTCCACATTTTGAAATATATCTGGTTTGACCTCTTAATTCACTATCAAGATCTACCATATTTCCTTGAATATGAGATACCGATGTTCCGCCAACTAATCCGAGTTGATGCCTACATTTATCACCGTGTTCCCATTGCATAGGAGAAAGAATATAACCAAGAGTACTTACATTATTTTGTAGATTTTGCTTATATGAGCAATTATCGTATTTTGTTCTATTAAAACTCATTCTATTTATTATGTACAATTTTTTTACAATATATTTTTATAGCATTTATCAAACTTAACTTTATTCACATATGCTCTCGTATCATCGCCACCTCTCGTCCAGGATGGAACAATATGATTGGGGTCTTGTATATCTTTGATACAATCTAACATAGGCATAAATTTATTAGTTGTCGTTTCCATTATAAGTTTATTACAATTTTGATTGAGTCTTGCTTCTTTATCTTCATCCGAATCTAAAGCTGATAAGAATTTATCATGTATAGTTCTGGAATCAGAACCAGAAAGAAAGTCAAGTTCTTTATCAATATCCCTTGATTTCCCTTGTAGTTTTGGACCACCTGCGAATGTTCTCGTTGTCAATTGTATAGGACATCTATCACGAGTCATCCCTTCTTTATTATTTCTAAGAGACGAATATACATCAACGAGATAATCATCTGAAACACCATATCCAGGACGACCATTTAAATTTACATGGTCATATGTAACATTTGGAAGCGTCCCGTATTCCTTATCAACTCTGGAATTATCATTATAATACATTGAGTATTTATTCAATTGGTTATTGTTATTATCTTTCGCATTCATCCAACAAGTATCCGAATTTAATTGTGCATCTGCGTTATATATATTATCTTGTTTCATATTATATATCTTCCCTATCTTATTTTAATATATAAAAAATAAAAAAAAAGTATCATTTATTATAATCTTATAACTTATAATCTTATAATCTTAAATCTCTATACATATTGTCATAACATTTTGCCCCATTATTTTCTTTACAAGACTTTCCTCTATTATACAACCAATTTGCAAATACTTCTTGGTCATTAGGTACCTTATTTCCAGGTACTGTATAAAATTGACGTTTGCCAGTTGATCTATCATATATATCATCCGCGTTTTTGTAAATAGATTCATCATATATTTTATCTATACTGTCGTCTATTTTATCATTGTAAATTGGACATGCACCAATATTTGCTGAATTATATTCATCATCGGTTATATCAGTCAATACAGGATTCATAAAAGGATTGTCGGGTGTTGGTTTAACGCATAATTTATTTTCAACTACATTTAAATTTTTACTATTTAAGAATGTGTCAGATTGAACATTGTATTGACTATAATATTGATATATGATTGCTATTGCAATTATTAATATTATCATTAATAATATAAATCTACTATCTTGTAGCAGTAACGATACTATTAAACAAACAAATATTACTAATCTCGTAAGAGCATTTAGTTTTTCTTCAACAGACATATGATCCATTGGAATTAAAACAGGTTTAAACAATATGTTTACATCATTTGTCCAAAACATTTATTCCTTATCTATTTCTTTTCTATATTATTTTTTATTCACTATCGGGTGTTTCCCGGCTGACCTTTCTATCATGTAGTTTCTTTTTTAATTGTTTCGCCTTTGCCAATCTTTTAAGAGAATGTTCATTTGTAGTCTTCCTTGTGTTTTTAGGTGCTTTTTGACCTTTTGCCATCTCCTTGAACATATCATTCATACCGTTCATACCACCATTACCCATCATAGACGCCATCATATTCATCATACCAGACATATCAGGGGCAGATTTGTTGCTATTTCTTGCTCCTCCAGCAGCACCAGCAGCTCCTCCAAATAATCCAGGCATTGTTGATGCAAATTTCATAGCATCTTGGATAAGATTTTCCTGTTTCAATTCGCCATTTGAAATTTTATTTGCCATTTTTCTACTTACACTT